GCACACATCTTACATCCTCACCTGTGCTCACGGAAAAAAGCGCAACTATGAAGTCCTCAAAAAGAAGATTTTCCAAACTCGCAATGGCGCTGTCTGTCACATTCCAGAAGTTGACTTGTCCAAAAAAGACCCAAATCACTTTGTCTACAATGCTTCTGCTACAAAAGGAATGTTGCCTCTTGTCAATGATATTTGGCCAGAGATCAAAAAAAGACTTCCACAAGCGCGGTTGACCGTCATTGGTGGATACTATCGTTTTCGTGAAGGAGCCGCTCCAGACGCACAGGAAACCACGGTAGAACAGCTGTCCAAAAGACAAGACCTCAAAGACTTGGGTATCACTTTTACCGGAGTCATTCCACAATATGAAATAGCAGAAATCCTTGCAAATGCTTGGATGATGCTGTATCCTGGTGCTTTCCCAGAGACATTTGGAATTTCTTCGCTTGAGTCTTTGCTTTACAAAACTCCTTTGATGACGACACGCTTTGGTGCTCTTGAAGAAACAGCAATTGACTTGGCTTGCTATCACATTGACTACGCTATTGAGCCAAACAGCCTCTTCCCGCATATCAACAAAGAGCAACAAGTTCAGAAGTTCT